TCTGTTTGCATCCAGTCAGGATACGCTTGCTTTGCAGAAAGAATATACAAAGCATTATCAACTGTAAATCCTGCTTTACGCAAGGACTTATAAAATTCATGTAACTCAATAGCGTACTGGTCTAGTTTCGAGTAGTTATCATCAACTACTTGCTTCTTCCTTGTAGCCATTTGTTTTCCTTATCCTAGTCCTGCTAACATTGTTGCTAAATCTGGGGCTTGTTGAGGGGCCCCGCCAGAAGGTTGTCCAGGAGCCGCTGGGGACGGGGGCGCTTGCTCAACTGGGCCTTGTGTGCCTGGCGGAGCCATCTCCGACTGCGGAGGTTGTTCAGGTGTTTCCACCTTAAACACTGCCAACGCAGCAGACTCTATGCTCTCCCCTTTACGACGACGTTCAATAACGTCGGCAATATTTTGGATTAACTTAGTTGGGTCTTGACCCTGTGCGACCATCGCTGGAATTGCTTGCGCACTTGCAGTAATCGATGCAGTAAGATTCTCGCGCATCTTTTCAATTTCGATACGTTGTTCTTCCATAGTAACGTTAACGCTCCATGGCAACTCACGACGAATAAAGTCCTTAGATACTAAATCAGCACCTAGTGCTTGAAGAGAGAAAATTAGAGCGCGTGAAGGGTCTAATCCAGCCATCAAGCCATATCGGACTTCTACAGAAGTATCGCCCTTAATGTCCTTGCCTGGCATGTACTTTAACTCGTACGGTGTTCCTTGCGCGGTTCCTCTAACTGTCTTCTTTTCATTGAAAAGGATTTCATCCATTTCGAAACATAACTTGATGACATCTTCCAACACCTCAGCAAGGACTGTTTGACCAGCCTTAATCTGAGAGTCGAAAGCACCAAGCAATGCCTGGACACCTTGACCAGTGATAACACTAGCGTCAATGTTTCCAGTTCTACCCTCAGGATATCGAGCACCAAGTCTTAATTCTGATTGGAGTGCTGATTGCTCCTGGAAAGTAGCAGCGGGAATGTCCAAACGAACACGCCCAACACCATTAGGATTTGTAGTACGGATGATTGCATCTGGGCCCATAGGCATATCCAGTACATCATCAGGTACTACAAGTGGAGCCTGGATTGACTTTTCAGCCGCTTCCATGGCAAGGTTAGCAAAACGAGCACGAGCAAGTTGTACGAAAATTACATCATCAAACTGTCCGCGAGGCTTTCCATCAATAGATGGACGCTCTGCAACTACTACTGTCATTTTACCCATAGGGTTTTTAGCAGTACTTAAAACTAAATCTTTACGTGAAGGAACATACAAGACAATTGAATCTTTATCCATGTAGCGGATGATTTCAATCTCTTGGTTCAAGTTCTGGTCATAGCCAAATTGACCTAGGATTGCACGGTCAAACTCTGGGAACTCATTGACAAGTTCAATCATTGTCTTGTTGTAACGCTTAGCGTATGCAACTAGACGACCAAAACGGTCACGCTCATAGTAAACACCAGTTGGGTCTTCTACGCGGATACGAGGGAGTTTAGAATCCCAGTCTGCCTCAACGTGGATAGGCAAGAAACCATAGGAGAAGTACTGGTCAGAACCTGGGTACATTTGAGTCTGCAAGCGTGATGTGTAAACATAGTTGTTTGCAATCATGCTGCGCTTATCAGCAAACTCACGAGCATTATCTGATGTTACATTTGTAGTAGAGCAATTGATAGAAGGTAGCGGTGCTAGAACTTCTGCCAAGTCGCGTGCTGCAACATCAACAAAGTTGGCAACCATGGCATGTGACATTCCCTCAGGGAACATGTCGGGAAATATCTCGACCATTTTTCCCTGGCGCACAGCAAGCACGTTAGCCATTTGGGTATCGCGCTCAAAGGCACGATGCTTCATAGACTCTACGCGGCGTGCGATAAGTTTGATGTCTACCATTGTTGTCCTATTCGTATTGAGCAAATTCGTAATCGTTGAGATTAATCATGTAACGATTACCTTGTTGTTTGGGTGTTGCCCACTTGTTTGGTATGTGACTTTGCCCCATACGTGTTGTACTGATGACTTCACGTGCACGCAGTTCACAGAACCACAATGCCATAACGCAGTCAGTCTTACCCTTGGTATCTGGCTTCCAAGTAATTAACTGTTGGATTAAAGCCTTGATACCTTCTGAACCATCTTGCGATGGAAGTTCAATTAAGTTATCATCTTGATGTACATTGCTGCGCATAGTCCCAAAGAGACCTGACATAGCAGCCACACCAAAACCAGTATCCCATTTGTTTCTACCAGTGAACTGGCTAGAGAATCTCACACCAGCCGAGGCAAGGAAGTTACGCAAGACTTCATCTAAAGCATAAGCCTTCTGATGAGCGTTAGTCTCAATACGTAGTTCTTGTGGGTGATACTTGGCTACCCAGTCCTCAATTAACTTTTGAATCTTCTGAGGAGTAGGCTCTTGCATATTCTCTACATCAAGGACGTAGCGTTTTCTTGTCTGACGGTCAACCGTCATAATAACAGCAGCGGTATTACCAGCCATCGCTGGGTCTAAGCCCATGATGGTGTACCACTGACCTTGCGCTTCTGGATGACCAGGCGTTCCAGGCTTTAGAGTTCCTCGTTTGCGCATCCTATTGACTGAACCTTGGACACAAGCAGGGGGGAAAATAGAATCTTCCTGGACATCCTGCTGCTGATAAACAAGTGCCCAAGCAGAAGGAGAGACTTCTGAACGTCGGCGAAACAGTGCTGGCCCATTCCATTTAGGATAAAGTCCGTCCTCATCGGGAAGGATGTTATCTTCTGAACCTTCCCATGGGATGTTTGACTTAGGCCAGAGGGTAGTCCATTTTTCTGGGTCATCGTTGTACTCCAATACTGCTGGCATTGACATGTATGTAAACGGCGTCTTGCCACCCGTCCAGTGGTCGGGGTTACGAATCTCACGGTATAAATCATTTGAGGCGATACGTGTGCCCACAATGAGCAACTTACCAGAATCACCAAGACGAGTAATTACATCTCGCTGCAACCACAACAGTTGCTTTTCCCATTCATGAGCGTTAGATGTAGTAACAACGTCGTCAAGAATGATAAGGTTAGAACGAGCACCAGTGATTTGACCACCAACACCAAGGGCCTGAACCGTTGGGTCCTTTTCGGTGGAGTCACGGCTGAGGTAGATGCGGTCTGCTTTCCAGGTATCTGCATCCTCTTTCCATCCTCCGACAGAGCCATAGACGGCCTGCATTTTAGCCCACCGCTCATGAGACAGGCGCTGCTTGATTGAGTATAAGTATTCTTTGGCGCGCTCTTGAGTCTTTGAGACGATGGTAATCTTGATGTTAGGGTCCATGGCGATGCGATAGACACAGTAGTTGACCGTGATAACGGTAGACTTGGCATGCTCGGGGGGTACGTTTATAAGCAAACGCTTGCCTGAGGCAGGCTCATAGACCATGCTCTCATGGATGTAACTTGGCTCACGGCCCTCAAGGATATCAATCCAAGAGCGGTGATGGTCAAAGATGGGGCTTCCTAGGAACTCCTTCGAGAACTCCTCAAACCCTATCTTAAACTTAGCGTCCCCTGTGACGATAGAGAGCGTCTTCTCTCCCTCAGTTCGCGCCTTTTCAAGGGCGGCCATGAACTGTTCGTCTTTACGCCAGTCTTTCATGACATCGGGCTTTCTATCAGCCCTGGCGATTGCATCTTGCAAGTCTAAACCTTGCTTGATGAATTCTAATACTTTGGCCTTAGCCTCTTTAAGTGCCACCACATTGTGATGTTCTTTACCACCCTTGGCAGCCATATAAACCCTCCGTAATAAATCCCCTTTATCGCTCGGTGCTTTCAGCACCTCGCTAACCCCTCGTGTGTTCGTGGCTGGCAATCAAAGCCAGCCCTTACGGTCTGTCTTAGCCACCCACTCACAGTTAGATAAACTCACTTCGTACTAGTCGTTCGTTTATCGTTACATATATACTAACCCGTTCAAATACGAAAACCGAACGGTAGTATATCTAAAATGTGACGGAAGTCACTAGGAATATACTACCAATACGGACATTTCGATACACTGGAGCCTAAATACTGGAAAAATAATTTTAGGCGATAGTGTATACCTATAGCCAGGGGCTATAACAAGCACTGGGGTCGCCCTAAGGCGACACGAAGTTTTTAGGCGAATAAGAGTGCGAGGGACGAGCACATTCGCGTCTTTTGGGGGTCGCAGGGGGCGGAGCCCCCCGCCGATTTAGTAATCGAACAGGTGTTCGGTAATGCGTGGGGGTTTGTGTTGGGTGACTATCTGCTGAGCCTGTTTGAGCGTGGGGCTGAGCGTGGCTGAGCGTACGATTATCGTACGGACACCTGCTAAATGGATTTGACCTTCAAGGTCTTTTCTGGGATGATTCTCTTAGTGGTTAATCGTTAATCACTAACTATCGAAAGGCTAGAAAATGACAACAACACCAGCAGTACAAAGCAAGGATATGGCTAACACTTCTTTGGTATCAGATTTCAAGGCTTCACTTCTTCCCGTTCTTGAGAAGGAGAAGGCTCTTTGGTTGGTCATGCTTAAGATGATGCAGGATGATGCGCTAAGCGTTCGCGGTGGCAAGTCCACTATTGAAGCGGTCAATGCTGAGAGCGGTTCGCTTCCAACTATCGCGGTTTCACAGGTTCAATACTTCTTGAGCGCTGGCGTAGTTTATGAAACCGTTCAAGGCGTGGATGATGTTCCCCTAAGCGCTCTGCTCAATGTTACAATTCAAGGCACACGCAAGTTAGGCAAGAAGCGCTTTGCGGAATTAGTAGAAGTCACCAGCAATTTCAAGGCGCTTGCTAAGGCTATCGAGAACGCTCCTGCTAAGGAGAAGGCAGAAGGCAAGGGCAAGGTTGAAGGCGTGGATGCGCTCATTGATGCGCTATTGGAAGCGCTATCGGCTGACGATTTCGAGGGGATTCTCCGCAACCCTGAGAACGCGGATGCAGTTGCTAAGCAGTTAATGGCTTGCTCAAAGCATAGCAAGGCAGTTAATCATCCAGCAGGTAAGGCGCTGGCCGCCTAAGTCTCAAGGCTCACCCGCCCCGCTCCCTTAATCGGGGGGCGGGGCTTTGCCATGTCCGATTATCGTACACGCGCTCCGCGAAAAAAGTTTGTGTCCGATATGTTTGTGTCGGACGAGTTTGTGTCGGGTTCGTGAGAGAGTTATAGCCGTACTGTTTGTGTTGGGGCAGGGGGCAGAGTTATAGCCGTAGTCGTTTGACTTAGCCAGCCGTACCCACTATTCTTAGATAGTGGACATTCTGCCCACAGTAGCCGTACGATAATCGTACAGCGATACCCGAAAGGAAGTTAGATGTACCTCACAACAACAGACCTACTAGCCGTCATGATTGCGCTAGTAGTATC